GCGTGTTCGGAATACGTTTAATGTTTAACTCATCTAAAAGGATTTCGGTGTCAAACGGTTTACCTGTTTTTGGGTCGGTAACTGATATTTTATATTCAGGTCCAAATGAAGTATTTCGTAAAAATATGAGAATCGCTTCAATATCCCCTTCAAGCATTTCGTCAGGTCTGATGTCGGGTTCGTATATTTTGTTTCTTAATAATGATAGTACTATATTTGTAGACGAGCCAGGTTGTGACGCAACTGATACTAAAAAGTTTTCATCGTTAGCGGTTAAATAACCAACTTTAACTGATTTCTTTTTTGATTTATAAAATACCCCACCACTAGGTAGTGTTACAACATCATGTGGTAAATTAAAATTTTCTTGTCCTGCGTCTATTAAACTTTGTTCCATATTATTTACTTTTATTTTAAATATAATTGGTGTAAGTTTTTAATAAACACAAAAAAATCCACGCAAACCAAATTACGTGGATTATTAAATTTTATGTTATCATTTTAATAAATTAATACACATCTATCAGGACGTAGAGTTGCATTAATCTCAGCAATACCGTCTGTACTATAACCTAACGAACCAAAGTCAACATCAGATAACCAAGCTCCTTGAAGTAACCATTTTTCAATAACAACCCCTGTTGGGTCCAACATTTCTAAGTATACGTCTTTTTTATAACCCGCAGCATAACCCATACGACCTGTAACTGATTCAGCACATAAACGTACCCATTCCATTAAAGCTTGAGACGCTGAAGGTCCAATAGGGTCACGGAATTTAACACTAATTGTTCCCCAAGTGAATCTACCTGCAACATAAGTAGAAGTATTTAAAAATTGAATCTCAGTTGTACCGATAGTTAATTTAGGTCTTGATGTTGATTCAACGAACCATTCATTTATCCCTAGAGAAGAATCAAACCTTAATATAAACCTATTTTGTCTTTTAGGTTCATAAGGAAGCGGCATTTTCATTAATAAATCAGCCATATTTATTTATTTTAATTTTTGTTTATGTTTTTATTATAAATATTACTCGAAAAAATTTTTCTATTTACTTTCAGATTTTTTAAAATTATCATTCTAGTATAAAAATTAGTTCTAGTTTATTATTTTATTTATTATCTTTATTTAATAAATATATTAATAAGGCTTTTTAGTTCCTCCATGAGTTGAAATTGTTTTAATAATATTTTCTGGGTCTTCTCCAAAATGTGTTTTCACCTTTTCTAAGTTCCTTAAATCATCATCAGAAAATCCTATTTGTGGTACAAAATTGTTACTAATTTCATTTTTAAGGTATGCTTTCTTTTTTAAGAATCTTGACATATCTTTAATATAATTAACAAATTCAGTTAATGCGTCAATTTTACCTTGTTCAGGGTTAGTTGCAGAACCACTACCGTATGTTACAGGATAAAATCTACATAAATCAAGGTATTCCTCAATCATTTCTTTTTTAGACATTTCACCGTAACCAGCTAAATCTCTATATTTTTCTAAATTTTTAACTAATTCATTTGAATTAATCCCTTTATGGTTACTAACTATAAAATTATAAACAGTATCTTTAATAACTGAAGGTGTGTGTCCTCTTGCAGTTACAATTGAAAAAATTGACCCATTATTAATAGCCTCAACAAAGTCTGGCCAAGCTGGACCTAACTTTGCTAACATAGCGTCAACAATGAAATTTTTATCACCTTCTGTGGTAAAATATCTGAATGGATTTGATGCAAAACCAACTATGGTATGTCCATCAAACTCAAACGGTTCCTTACTATCTAATTTACCTCTATAATGTGCAAAATCTTCAGTACTCATAGGTACTTCATTACCGTTCTCATCTTTTAAAATAATTTTAGTAGGCATTTCTAAAATATTATCATCCCAATCGAAAGCATAATATTTCATATCAGGAGTACCTTGTTCATCAAAACCTTCACGTAATCTTCTTCTTTTCATTATAATTCTTTTTTATATAAATAAGCCGACACTTATAAAAATGTCGGCTTATCTTATTACATCATATTAAATATTCTCAAACGATGCTCCTGTCGGTGTAATATAGAATGTTATATCTATAAATTCTAACGACTTAGTTGGTTTAATGTAGATTTTACCTGTCATTTGGTTTCTATCTAAATCAGCAGTGTCTGAAGAAACAGTTACACGGAAATCGTATAAACCTCTATCTCTTCGGATACCATCCAATATTGGGTTCACCGCGTTTAAGAAATCTTGTCTTACTTTATCATCGTTTTGTTCGAACAACAATCTCACAGAAACTGCTGAAATCAATTTACGAGCTTGTAATAACAATCTTCTTACGTTTATTCTATCAAGAGCTGACTCTTTAATTTGTAGAGTTTTATTACCCCAAATTACCGTACCTACATCAGAGAAAGTTGCGATTGGGTTAATTCTACCTTTGTAAAGAACATCTCTATCTTCTTGAGTTAATTTTTTACGTGCTTTGATTGAACTTACAATACCTCTCGTATAACCTGCCGCCGCGAACCAAGGGAATGCTACGTTATCAGTTAACGCTAAGTTTTTAGTAACCTCACCTGTTGGTGGTAAGTAGATTTGTGTATTATTAACAGTATCTCTCACTAAAATCCATGGGTAATAAGTTGCCGTGTAATTAGAATCAATTCCTGAATTTTCCAAATTATCTACCGCTTCTTGAGGGAAAATCAAATCTGTTGGGTCGCCTAATGATGGTGTAAACATTTTGTAATCAGGTGTTGTTGTGATATAAACAGAATCCGCTCTATTGAACTCAATCATTTCGATTGCGTTACCAACTAATTCAGAATTATTTACATAATCAATACCAGGTGTAACAAATACATTAATATTAACCGCTTCAGGATTTGAGAATGTTTGGATACCTAATAAGTAAGCGTAATAATCTGTATTAGCATAATCAACTCTATTTTGATTAACAGTAATTTGTTTGAACGCTCCCCATCCTGTAGCCGTTGGGTATTTTAATGTTGGACAAGAACCGTTTAAGTAACCTTTTCTACCTAACACATAGGTATCACTATTAGTTCTATATTCTCTATAAATATCCCAACCATCAAATCCACCATTTACTAATAATGTGAATTTTCTAGCGTATAATCTGTAGTATGGGTTTGTTTCATTATCAGGGTCTGAAGTAAATTCCGCATCACCACAAACGAATGCCGGTGAACCACTTGTTGTGTATCCATTAGGAATTGTGATAACACTTGCGTTTTTATCCATGTGGAAACCTTTTGTTCTATAAGACCATTCAGGACCTGTAACTGCTTCACATATCGAATTACTTGGAATTTGTTTACCTTTATATTGGTAGAAATCAGTATCAATACCAACAGTGTCTGAAATACCTAAGTATGTTCTTCTTACATTATCTCCAGCACTTGTAAAAACTGCGTTAGCACCTGTTGATAAACCAAATGGTGGGTCAAATATTACTTCACCAGGATAATCATATTTAGATTTAATTAGTGGGAATGGTGAACGACTTCCAGCATAACTTCTTGTAGTAAATCCTTGGAAACCACAAGGTAATGCGTCAATCGGTGCATCCTCATAAAGTTCAATCATTATATATTTAGAATTTAATTCATATTCACCATCAGATGTACCAATTTTTTTACCTATATAGTTATTATCGCTAGGGTTCATGTTACAATTAGTGAATTTTTCAATAACAACAGGATTATTATCAGTATCAAAGAAATCTCTTACTAATAAATCAAACGTACCATTATTGAATGAAATATTTGCTATTGATATTTTAATTTCAGTATTAGCATCATTACCGTCAGAAATTGTTACAAATTTGAATAAGTTAAATACTTTAGAACCTCTCAATTCAGACACAACCCATGGTGATGATGGTGATTGATATTTCTCTAAATAGAAACCTATTGAACTAATACTTTCACTTCTAGCAGAGTCTAATGCGTTTAATTCACAATTTAAACCTCTAATATAACCTTTTCTATAAGCGTTTAATAATAAAGTTGGATATGTTTCTTCAACAAATAATGGAACTGATTCTCTGTCTTTACCAAAATTTGATTTACCAAATACTTTACTTAAATATTTAGAATCTGAACTTGATAATGATGTTTCAAATGATAAGTTAGTTCCGTCAGCTTTAGTTACATTTAATCCAAAAGTTGAGAATGGGTTTTTAGTAACACCTGAATAACCATTAGTACATACCATTTCAACATCAGTTAATCCTG